GGGTTCGATTCCCCTCGGAGTCACTTTTTTAAAGTGCTGAAAGCCTTGAAAATATGCGGGTTTTCAGCATTTTTTATTTTTTGAAAAAACAGAAGGTAATCAAAAAGGTAATCAAAAGCTAAAAGAAAGGAAAATGGTTATGGTGTTCTTTTAGTTTTCCTTTAAGTAAAAAGTATATTGAATATTAAGCGAACGCTGTGTTAGTGCGTTCTTTTTTTATGCGAAAATTTAAGCATAAGGAGGTATATTTTATGCTTACCGATGAATTTTTAGAAAGAGTTTTTGCGAACAAAGAAATGCAGAAAATGCCGATCGGTTGTCAATCGACCGCTGTTCATGCATTTCAAAAAGTTTTAGAAGATATGAAGGAGGAAAATCCTTATGCAGACTTATCCGCAATATTATCCTCAGATGAATAATTATGGTCAACAGTACAATCCGCAACAACCTTATATGGATAGGTTGGCAGGTTTACAGCAATATCAACAGACGTTACAACAACCGCAAATGGCAGGGATACAAATGTCCTTACCAAATCAGCCTATCGGATTGAATGGGAAAGTGGTAGATACTATAGAACAAATCACAGCGAATGATGTTCCGATGGATGGAAGTGTTGCAATCTTTCCCAAAAAAGATATGTCGGAGATTTATTTAAAGTCATGGACGCCGAACGGAACAATCGCAACCGTAGTTTATCATCCAGTCATGGAAGAGTCAAGCAATTCTGCATCAGTTCAAGATAATTTAAAAATAGGATTATCCGATGAAGTGACAGAAATATTTATGCAGAAGTTTGACGAACTCGCAAATAAGATTGAAGAACTAGAAAAATCTATGACTAAACCAATGACAAAAACAACGGTTTCTAGGACTAAAAAGGAGAGTGAGACATAATGAATCCTTTGACAATGATAGGACAAATGATAAAAAATGGAGGAAATCCGCAGCAGATTTTCCGACAGATGATGGGGAATAATCCTGCAATGAATAATCCAATTATGAAAAATGCGTTTGAAATGGCGCAAAAAGGAGACTCAAGAGGGGTCGAAGAACTTGCAAGGAATTTGTGCAAGGAAAAAGGGATTAATCCCGATGAAGCAATAGAAAAAGTTAGACAGCAATTAGGAATGTAGCATATTAGAGGTTGCCGGCATAATACTTAAGTTCCTCTTTATGAATAAAAAATAAGGAGGACATCTAATATGTTCAATACAGGTAATTGTTCCGTTCCATTGGTAGCATCTATTGATGGAAATGGAAACAACGGAAATGGTTTCGGAGATGGCGGCTGGGCATGGTGGATCATTATTCTCTTAATCTTCGGATGGGGCGGTAATGGTTTTGGCTTCGGTGGTAATGGTGGAGCAAATTCACCTGGATTACAAGGACTTGCAACAAGAGCAGATATCAATGAAGGATTTGCTCTGAACAACTTGCAGTCTGGAATTAACGCTTTGCAGCAAGGAATTTGCGACAGCACCTATGCGTTAAATAATGCAATCACAAACGGTTTCAACAACACAAACATGGGAATGATGCAGGGATTTAACGGCGTAGAACGTGGCTTCTGTAATCTTTCTGCACAGTTGGCTCAGTGCTGCTGTGATAACAGAGAAGCAATTTCACAAGTTCGTTACGACATTGCAACTCAGGCTTGCGACACAAGAAACGTGATTCAGAACAGCACGAAAGATATTATCGAGGGTCAGAACGCAGGAACAAGAGCAATCCTTGACTTCTTAACACAGGACAAGATTGCATCTCTTCAGGCTGAAAATCAGAGCCTTAAGTTCCAGGCTTCTCAGACAGCTCAGAATGCTTACATCACTGCTAATCAGGATGCACAGACAGCGGAATTGATCCGAAGACTTGGAGCTGATTGTCCGCAACCGGCTTACGTGGTTCAACCGCCACAGCCAGTCACATTTCCTAACTACAACTCTTGCGGTTGTGGATGCGCGTAATTAAATAAACTCGCCGATTTAGGCTGATAACATTTCTATGGGATAGGTCTAATGGCTTATCCCATATTGATTTAAGGAGGAAAATATTATGGCTTGTAAAAATACTTGTCGGCTTTGTGATCGCTTGGTTATCTCAGAATCAGTCGTATATACAGCCGGAATAGGTCTTGTTATAAGAATTCCGGCAGGCTCTTATAACGATAATGAAAAATATTGTATCGTTGTTGGACAGGCGATTCCTGATACAACAGTAATCAATGCTCCTGTTTTTATTCAAATTGGAACCGGAGCAGTACTATATCCACTCACACAGCCGGGGTGTGACCAAGTTACAGCATGCGGTATTAAAACCAGAACGCGATATGCAACAGTTGTTCATACATCCGCAGATTCCGGTACATTCAGATTGTGTAAAAGAGTTTGTTGCACAACAAAAAATTTGAGGGCAATTAATGGAGAGGGAACAGCAGTAACACCAACAGGAGGTGACGCATAATGCATAAATTTGCAAAACAGATAGCAGAATGTCTGAAATCAAAGGTAGAAGGAAAAGGAATTGACAATCTCAATTTGTCAGAAGTTGAAGAGCTAAAGGCTTGGTCTGAAATCATTAAAAACATTGTATGCTATGATAAGGATTATCGTATCATTGAAGCGATGGATAAGGAAGAAAAAGAAGAGGAAGAATCTGAAAAGTATTTTCTGAAAATGCTGAAAGAAGAATACGGCATGGAAGACGAAGAGGCACGAAGATTTTACCGTGGACAGCCGCGAAGTAAAACAAGCGGTCGTTTTATGAGACGTGGTGATGGTAGACGTAATTATACTCCATATTCCTACATGATGCCGGAAATGTATGACGAAGATGCGGAATATTACAGGGATATGGATAGAAGCGAAGGACGCATGTATTATTCCGGTGATTCCGGAAGTGCACCGACTCCAAATTCTGGTAACGGAAACTATTCTGGTGGTCGTAGAGGATACGGAAAAACACGTTTCAACGATGGCACAAGCACCCGATACGAGATGGCAAAAAGAAATTACACAGAAGCGAAAGAACTTCATAACGGAAATAGCACAGAGGACAAACAAGCAAAAATGAAAGAGCTTGAGAAATACATGTCTGAACTTGGAAGTGACATTACAGAAATGATTTCTGATGCATCCAATGAAGAAAAAACTCTTCTCAAGAATAAGTTGCAGGTATTGGCGCAGAAGGTAGTATAAGATTAAGGGGTCGAATCAGACCCCTTTTTAAGTAGGTGATAATATGACGTTTATAATAAATAATCGAATGTGGCACATTGAATTTGTAAATGCTTCAAGTGAAAAACTGCATAGAAGTGACGATTCTTTAACGGTTGGTGTTACAGATGGAAATGATAATTGCGTGTATCTATCAGATTTGTTATCCGGCTCATTTCTTAAAAAAGTATTGTGCCACGAATTATGCCACTGTTTTATGATGTCCTATAATATTTCAATTCCGATTGAACAGGAGGAATTTCTTGCAGACTGGATCAGCATTTATGGAGAAGATTTAATTTATCTTCTGGATGATTTAATGAGTGCAATGTCAAGAGAGGTGCGATATGGATAAAATAGATGAATTGTTGCAATATGTTAGGAAAACGAATCCTGAAATGACAAGAGCAAGACTGATTTTCGAGTTATCACAAAGCCGATATTCGACAGCAGGGTTGTGGAATACATATAAAAATAGTGCATTTAATAAAGGTAAGAGGTAGCCTAGTCTACTTCTTTCTTTTTACGCTTTTTTGTGGTAGAATGTTGGTATCATACGAATGGGAGGATATGAGGATGAAAAAGAAAATTTTATCAATGTTACTCGTAGGGACAATGGCTTTATCAATGACGGCTTGTGGAAGTGGAAAAGAAAGCGGAGTATCAGAAGCGGAATACGACAAGGTTGTAAAAGAACGCGATCAGTACAAGGAAGAGTTAGAAGAAATTAAAAAGAAGGAAGAGGAGAGTAAAGAAACAAAAGAATTTAAAGTAGGCGAAACATGGGAAGTTGATGGGAAGTTTAAAGTTACTGTAAATTCTGTAATCGCAACAGATTATCGTAATCAATTTGATGAAAGTAATCCAGCCGCAGTGTATGTAATTAATTATACATATGAAAATATCGGATTAAAAGAAGATTTGTATGTTAATTTTGAATCGAAAGTTGTGGACAATGCCGGAAAAGTGGCAAGTTCTTATCCCGGTGATACTGAAAAATATCCAGAATCAGTTCCTACAGGAGCGTTTTGTGAAGCAGAAGTTACGATAGGCGTTGAAAATGCCGGAAGCTTTAAAGACTATGTTTCGATTTATGACGACGATTACAATGAGTATTCAGCTATATTTAATTTAGAAGTACAATAAAAAAGGAGAAATTTGTTATGAAAACTTGGAAATTGGTATCTGGTATTTTGTCAATTATTTTATTCGTAGTGGTATCTTTTCAATCTTGCGCGGTTGGAATCGGAAACACGCTTGGGGAAACAGGGGAAGTTGGTGGAAGTGGAGGAATTGTTCTTTCAATCTTAATGCTTGCTGGAGGAATTGTTTCAATCGCTACTAGAAACACAAAAGGAAAAGGCGGGAACATTTCTTTAATTATTCTTTTTGGGTTAGCTTCATTTTTCGGTTTTGTATTGGCAGGAAGTTATACAGACTTGAAAATTTGGGCGGGATGGTGTTTAATCAATGCTATTTTAGCAGTTGTTGCGATCGTAAAAAGTAAGAAAACAGAATAATTTTTGATGTACTGATAGCGGTGGAGAAATCTACCGCTATTTTCTTAAAAAACACTTGACAAAATGTAATTACAATATTAATATGTAATTACATTAAGTGAAAGGAGATGGTATATTGTCACCGATGAAAGGTCAGAAAATTAAAGATGACCCAATCAATAAGCTTGTTCACTTTAGAATAAACGATGAGACAAATAAACAGCTTGAATTTGTTTCTCAAAAAAACAATGTGAGCAAATCAGAAGTGATAAGAAAAGGTATTGAAATTCAATACAAAGAGTTAAAAGAAAAAGAGTAATCGTTCCACCGACCAAAGCGACACGATTACTCCACAAAGCACACACCAAAGGAGCATGCACAATTATTGTATCTCTTTTTGGTGTAGTTGTCAAACATCGAAAGGAGATTTTTTTATGGAAAAAGATGTAAAACGTACTATTTTACGAGTATTAAAAGGCAAGAAAGGAACCGGTAGAAAGCGTACACAAAAAGAAGTTTATTCTCAAATGCAAAGATATAGACAAATAACTGCAACCGTTGAACCGAATCTTGATTGGGAAGATTACCTCAATCTGATTGATATTGGAACAAAAATCAACGTGAATAACGCAGTGGATTTAGCATTTAGAATAGGCTTTTTAGCTGGAAAGCGGGGAAAATAGTATGGACAAATTTTTAGAAATCACATTTGAAAACCAGATACTTGCAACAAAAGACGGAGATAAATTCGTAGAATATTTCGCTCCGTTTATGGAAAAGCTGAAAGGAATTGTCAGCGCAGAACTGTATGAGGAGTTTGACGAACTGTTAAACGGTTGCGCCAATCAGAATAACATATTCTATGGCGTGCAGGGAATGAAGCTTGCTATGGGTGTTCTTGACGGAACATATCAGTTGACGGTTTAGGAGGTGTAGATCATGAGTGATGTTATGACAGTTCGAAAGAGCTGGAATAGGAAAGATATTACAGGACAAACATTTGGCTATTTAACTGCAATTGGATACGATCATTTTGATGGTAAGAGTAGTTATTGGAAATTTAGATGTAAATGTGGAAACACTGTTATACGTTCTTTAAAAAAATTAAGAGAAGCGAAAACTCCTAGTTGCGGCTGTTACGCAGAAGAAATAAAAGCAGAAGCGAAAAGGAGACGTGATGAAAAAGAATCTAAAAGTAAATACTATCACGAAAATGCAAAATGCAATCGAAATCTTGAGGGAAACAAAATAGGAAAACTAAAAGTGATTAAGTTGCTTTCAGAAAAATCTGGAATAGACGCTGAATATTTGTGCAGATGCGATTGTGGAAACGCTGTAATAAAAAAGCAGAAATACTTGATAAACACTTCTAATAATCACAGTTGTGGTTGTGGAAGAAAGAATGCTGCTTGCAGGGATAAATCAAGGAATAGATTGCTTGGTATATATAGAAATATGATTTATAGATGTTATAACAAGAACAGTTCATCTTACAAATATTATGGAGAAAAAGGAATTACGGTTAATAAGATTTGGCTCGGAGACAATGGCTTTGAAAAATTTTATCAATGGGCAATACATAATGGATATAACGATGAATTGACGATTGATAGAATAAATCCAAACGGTAATTATACACCAGAGAATTGCAGGTGGGCTGACGCAGAAACCCAAGCTAATAACAAAACAAACAACATTCACGTTCAATACGAAGATGAAGTAATGACTTTATCAGAGTTTTGTAGAAAATTAGGATTAGATTACAAAATGTCAAGATTGATTATACAAAATGATTGCGTTTTTTTCTGGAGAATATATCGAAAAAATATTGCAGAAAAAAACAAATCCCCCCCTATAGTTAAAATTGAAGTGAAAAATGAACTAAAAAATATCGAAAATTTTATTGCAAAAATTTTTAAAGCCCCCCCTATATACTTTTATGGGTCGAAATTTCAGATAAAATCCGTTGAAAATTTCACACCGATTTTGAACCGATTTTAAGGCTGGAAGTAGTGCGGAACTGCCAAAAAAAACGCGGACTTTTAGCGCATTTCTTCTGGTGATCTGTCGAACTGACAGCGCACAACATAACTGTACACGCTCGTATTTTGACCGTATAGCGCATTTTGTTATAAAAGCATGAATTATAGTGTAAACGGTAAAGATGTCTCATATCGTCAAATATAGACTTTTTCATGGCATTTGTCAAGGTGCAGAAAAAGCCCGGAATAATTCCGGGCGCGTTTTAATAGCCAAATACAAGCCAGTATATAAACATAAAAAAAGATTGATCCAAACGATAAAGCGAACAGCTCAAGCCATTCAATAAATACTTTTATTTTTCTTTTCATTTCCATCACCTCTTAAATTTTAATAACTGGCAGTTATGCTGCCGCCGATCAGCTACAACCCGGAATCTGATACGCTCACGCCGGAAAGCGGATATTTTTAATAAATGGGATGTATCAACCCTTTCTCTGTCCTCTGCCTTTTCACGGAGTTGGAACCGCCCACGCTGGCATTACAGAGCCGGAACACGTCCGGCTATGCTTCTTCCATCCAGATGTTATATATCTGCTCTGGGCTGTATTCTGTAAACCACGAAACAACCATTTCTAATTGTTCGCCCATTTCTTCCCAGATGATTTTTAAATCATTTCCGATTGTTTCACAGTCAAGGAATTTTCCGCTGATACCGTAATCAATTTCACTGTTCTTGTACCAACTATTTGTAATTTTCTCATTTAGATAATTTTTAATATTTTCAATTTTCATGTTTTCCCTTTCTGGTCTGCCATCATCAGCACCGGGAGACCGTCCCGCGGTGGACGCTCCTAAGAGCGTTTCGGCTGTTTATAAATTACAAAAAAACTTCATCTTCTCTATAGTATTCTTCCATGTCAACAGCTGCACTGAATCGGTCTGAAACGCTGAAAGAATAGCCAAAATCTTTATTATAATTTTTGCTTGCCTCTGTCGCTATGTAGTAGTATGCGTCAACGGCTTTTTCCTTGTCATATGCGCCTTTGATGGCTTTCTTTCTTAAGTTTTCGATTATCGGCGTTATCATTCTTCTGTATAAATCGTCGTCGCTCGTTGCGTATAAAAATAAATCTATGCTTTTAGAGGTTTCTTTGTAAATCATGGATTTTGTTCTTTTCATTGTTTTTTACCTTTCACCCTGTTATAATGGGTTTACCTTTCTTTTTTTTGATTGGTGCCGGTTGCTTGTCTTGCTAGGATTTCAACCGGCTTTTGTTTTATTTGATGATATTATAATAGCATATATAAGGCACAAAAACAATTATTAATAATACACAAATATAAGGCACAAAATTAACTATAATATTGTTTAAAGTGTATAAGGCACAAAGAAAGAGATTAAACAATCATAATATCTTTTAATCATATTGACATATAAGGCACAAAGAAATATAATTATAGAAAAGAAAGGAGTTAAATATAATGAATAATAATGTAATAGAAATAACAGAAACCGAGCTGAATGGCTACCACATTAAAAAAGTGTATAATGGATGGATGATTGCGGAAAATGGGGAGATGTTCAAAACTTGCGTTGATGCGGAACGTTATATAAGGAACGGATTGAAAAGAACGACAGAAGCGCAAAGAAGAGCGGTTTATAATTATGATGATACTTTTGAACGTGTAAATTGTCGTTTTGCTAAAGGCACGAAAGAACGCATAAAGAAAATAGGATATAAAAGCGTTAATGATTACATAAAATTAGCAGTCATGGAAAAGTTGGAACGTGACGAAAAAATATTGAACTAAGGCACAAAATAAATATTGACATATAAGGCACAAAATGTTATTATAATATTGTCGAAAGGCAATAACCCGAACGGGAGAAAGGAGAACCATGAACGAGATGACCAAAGAAGAAATGCAGAGATTTTTAAATCGTGAAGCTGAAAAGGGCAGCACAGAGTACGAAGCACTTAAGGCACTAGCGGACATTCTTGGGATTGAATTTCCGGAATTGAAGCAAAAAGAAAAAGCAGAATAACCGGACAGCATAAGCAAAAAAGGGGCGGAGAGATTCGCCCCCAATATTTTTAGAAAGGAAGCGAGGACTTGAAGAACAAAACAAAGAACAGTACAAGGGCGGCTGTGAGTCGATACGATGAAAAATTTGAGCGAGCAATGATAAGAATGCCAATAGGAACTAGAGCAATGATAGCAGACACAGATCTGAGTGTTAACGCTTTCGCGAACGATGCAATAGAAAGACAGTTAAAAGCGTTGGAAATGTTTGATTTTGAGGACGATATAAAGAGTATGACACCGCCGAAAGAAGTTGACGGAAAGCCGGTTTATAATTTCGTGGACGAAAGAAAACATATAAAACCGGGCAGATGGTGGCATGACGTTGTATTCTTTTGGGATGATCTGGAACTAAACGACTTATTTATCAGGTTTATGGACGAAGAAGAGCCAGGAAATAATAACTACAAAGACGGATGCCGGATTATTTTTGACATTGTCGATACTTCCAGATATGAAATTGTAGACGCAAAATACACGGACGAAGAGCTGGCACGAATGACATACAAGCAGTTAAAGAAGATTCCCGAAAAAGACTTTGGGGGAAAGCAGGACAACGCCGATAAATTAAAACGTAAGTTTAGAAAATACCTGTATAAAGGCGAGAAACAACCGTTATATGATTTTCTCGGAGTTGGTCAAGAATGAACGGAAAACAATTTATTTGCAACAGCTCTATTATGACAGATAGCACTTTGAGCAGATCCGCGAAATGGCTGTATGTGGTGCTGTCGTTCCTGTATGGTCAATATGGCTTTAAAACGGGATATTTCTACCGTACAAATGAACAGCTTGAAAATGATTCTGGAATTGAAAACAGAACATTAAAAAAGTGCAAAAAGGAACTTATTGACGCCGGATATATAAAGGTTTGGCATCATAACACGAATGAAAATACAAAAAATATTAGGGTGTGTTTTTATTCAATTTTGAAGTGAAAGGGGTGTAAAAACATCCCTTTTTTGATGCCTAAAAATATATAAGCATCTTATACGATTTCAAAATAAGCAGCTTATACGCTCAAACATACCGCAAATCCCTATTTTACAAGGGTTCGCATTACTTTTCTAAAACTCTAAAATACATGGATTTTCTATCTTTTTTCTTCAAAATTTCGATTTTATATAAGTTGCTTATATGTTTTTTGTCCTTTAGATGGTGTAAAATTTTCCCCTAGGTATGGTGTAAAAAAATCACCACCTAAAAGATTATTGATAAAGATTACAAGAAGAAAAAGAAATATTAAAGAAAAAGTGAACTCACTGACTGAATCATTTTCGAGGTATTTTGGGGATGATCTGACATCCGATCAACCAGACATTCGGGAATTGATATTTTTTAATCTATGCTTGACGATTATATTTTATCGGTGTATATTATGGGCATACAAACAAACGGTTTTTAATTTATAAAATTAAATACAATTAAATCCGCCCAAATCCCGGCGGTGTGAGAATGGATTCGGGAGATCCGCAACTATATGTTGTGGGTCTCTTTTTTATTATTAAGTGTTAGGAGGTGCGGAAAATGGAGAGAGTACAGGATGCAGAGCAGACAGTCGAAGTATTTGAGAATGAAATACAAATGTATTTGTCTATGTTCTGCGAATCCAACGCGATAGAAAGTGAGTATGATATATTGCCGAGCCAATGGAACGCAGCGCTGAGCTATATTTATAAACACGTTATAAAACCAAATCCCGATATATTAACTATACCTCATACCGTTAGTAATAGTTATAATATTAATGCTGTTGATGATCTGTTAGAGATGTATATCTATATGTGTTACTGCCATAATCAAGAGATAAGTATAAAGGGATTTTGTTTATTATCTGGTATATCAAGAGATACAATACATTCGTGGGGGAATAGTAATACAAGGGCTTATATATACAAGGACTTACAAGGGAATATTATAAGTGATATAGCAGTTAACAACCTGAAAGAAGGGGAGTATATCAAAGAACCAAGTACAGCGGCCTCAGACATTTACAAAAAATTAGTGGAAAATAACGAGGAGTCTCTCGTTTGTTTGCTAAAAGACAGAAGAAACAACCCAATGAAATACTTGCCGATACTTAACAAACGTCACGGTTGGAATCTTCCGGGAGTGAGCAAGGAACGGACTAGCGAAAGAGCATTAACAGCTTCGGAACTTCCGAAACTGGGAGAAGTAAAGCAGATCGAGAGCGAAAAAGATTGATGTATTTTAACATTTAGAAACGGAGAATAATTTAGATTAAAATATATCATTGACATTGGTGCAAATATAATAAAACACGTATAGATGTATTTGATAAATAAGGATTTATTCGATAGATACATATGTTCGATAGTAAATGAATGATACCTACCCCTCTATACACGAACGCAAAAATCTGCCTACTTAGTCCCCCAAATTCCGAAATAAACAAAAAGAGGTATTTATGAGACAGACAGGAGGTTATATGTCGTGATATTAGCACTAACAGAAGAACAGGCAATAGAAATACGAAAAACCGGATTGTCTGTTATACAGTTTAAGTATTGCATCAAGAATGGAATTAGCATAGCGGTCTACAATTTAAGACAATTCCTCATTGCTGCTAAATCAGCATTCGAGAAAATGGGAAAATTATTCAAGCGTGTTAGAGATGTCATTGACGATATTCGGTACTTTTTTGAGACAGTACAAGACAGGCTCGGATATCCGGTTTCAAGAAGATATAATTTTGTGAAAATTCTTGGCAATATTGGATACCGGAAACATGACGTTTGGGTTGCGACTCGCACGTATTTGCCAAGAAGTAACTGCTGATTTCAAAAATTTTTCAAAAAATAAAAAGAGGGTGATACACATGAACGGATGTTGCGGAACTTGCAAATATGGTCACTACGATAAAATGCAAGGTTATGTATGTGTGAATGATGAAAGTGAATATGTAGCCGATTTCGTAGAATATGAGCATTGGTGTGAAGATTGGGTGAGTAAGAATAATGAAGATGATTAAGCGGTTATTCTGTAAGCATAAACATGTTGATCCATTATACACATACCTGGAACGACAGGAAGATGGTTCATGGATTACGCATCATGTTTGGAAGTGCATAGATTGTGGAAAGGAGATTTATTAATGATTAAAGGATTTTTGTTAGCGTTTAATGTAATTTTGTTTGCACTGTTCTTGATCGGAATGATTTTTGGATTAAAAACCAAAGAAACAGGAATGGGGTTGTTAAGCGGATCGGTCGCATTGATCATTGCATTAAATTCATTATTTATTTTAAATTCATAAGATTCTGTGAGGTGCTGGAAAAGGTAGACAGATTTAGTCGTGAGAACTGTGCAAATTACTTATCTTGTGACACGAGCGAAAGCGTAGACTGTCGGAAAAAAGAAATCGAAAAGACATGGTTCATGTGTGGTGCAAATCCACACCCTCACAATCGACGCAGTTTTTATTTTTTATTGTTTCATCCTTTCTCCCCATAGCGGAATGCTGTTAAGAGCCGTCACAAGGCTCGTGGGGATTTGAATAAGCAATTAAATACAGCGTGAAGAGACGGTAGCGGAACAAGGTTTCGTGGAAGCACATATTTGTGTGGATGGTACAAGTCGGGTAAACATCTGGTCGAAACCCTGCCGATAAACAACAGAAAATCATAACGCTTGTCCTCATTCGTGAGTGCCGACTAACTGTTGCATAATCTCAGTTGCTTGTTCTTGTCAGTAAAGACGTTAAAACCCGTCCTTATACCGAGACGATGAATCTGTTCCATCACGAGAAGATGGTTAAAAACTGTCGCCCTGGCATATGGCAAGTTCGCAATAATGTGCCGATATAGACATTTTCCACTCGTGGTCGGTTTGAAGTCCTGCAATGCTATACAATCGACAAAAAACTTAATCCAAAGGAAATGAGACAAATTCAGTGATTGCAGTAGTCTGGATGCTTTGGATATTCGCCGGAAGTAATTAAATGAGTGACTGCTGGGCGGTCGAGGGTGGTTTATAAGGCGGATTAGTGTCAAGCATGGCACGATAAATATGAATGCAAGCAGGGAAGACCTGCTTTAGCCCTATGGTGTAATGGTAGCACACGAGACTTTGACTCTCGTAGAATAGGTTCAAATCCTGTTAGGGTTGTGCGTCCCGCTCATTACCGGATAGACGAGCGCATGAGGTCAATGCCTCGGCAAAAAAAATCAATGCAAAGATAGGAGCAACTGCAAATCCTAGGAAGTTGTTCTCATCTTGGAAACCTCACAGAAAGGGGAATTGTTATGTGTGAATTTTGTGAAGAACAAAAGATAATTGAATTTTTTGATGGGAAAATTACATGGCATATCAGAGAAAAAGGAAAAGGTTATGACACGTACTATGCAAATAGCAAGACTGGGGAACTTGGAATAATCGATATTTCGTATTGCCCTATCTGTGGAAGAAAACTAACAGATGGAGAAGAAAAGCATCTGCACGAAAATGAAGAAAAATTTACAAAATGCGATAAATGTGAGCAACTAGAAGAATGTAAGGAAAATAGAAAAGTGCTTAATATTAATTCTGGTTGCGAAGAATTTCCACATTATGTTCCAAACATAGGAACATTTTGTGGAAAAAAAGAAGTTGAAACAAATACAGACATTGCAGAATCTATTGATAAAATTGCAAAACTAAACGATAGACATCAATCCGATTGCATTAAAATCAATCAACTAAATGTGGTAATTGATGTGCTTGTGGAAAAGTATGCGAGATTACGGGAGGTCCATGGATTATGATTCACGAGGAAAAATGGTACACATGTGATCGCTGCGGAGAACGGATTGAAAATCTGGTAGAAGATGTTCTTGATTGTCTGCCGGAAGAAGTTTCAGCACAAATTCCAAGAGACGATTATTTGAAAATTATGAGCGGAGAATCGGATATTTCTATCGTAAATGCGGAATTTGATGGAAAAGATACTGAAACAGTTACAATACGAAAAGTGTTCTTAACGAAAGAAGATACAATTCATTTGTGCGGCAAGTGTAAAAGGAAATTTGAGAGGTTTATGAAAAATGATAAAGAGGTTATGTAATCTGTACATAAAGAGAAAAACAAAAAATCTAACACGAATTCCATTGTTCACAATGACATTTAATTATAAAAAATATAAAGAAAATGGAAAAGAGAATAGTTGTATGTTGTATACACTACACCCGGATATTGCGCGAGACGAATTTTTGAAAGAAAATTTGCAGAAATGTGTAGATTACATAAGAGAAAATTACGATATGGAAGTTTTTACTAAAATTTGAAATTGGAAATAGAATTTTGAAAAGAGGTATGCAAGATGAAAATATATAATCCGTTCAAAAAAATTAGTAAACTGGAAAGAGAGCTAAAAGATTCTTTACTCGATTTAGATGACTTGAAAAGAGAAAACGAAAGACTTAGTGGAAAACTTGAATATTTGAGAGAAAATAAAGAAAACCATGAAACAGGAATGTGGTGTAATGGATGCAAAAATCTTGTAAAATCAATGGAAGATACTGCTTTTGGTAGAAAAGAACTAAGATTTTGTATGTTAGACAACAAATGCAAAGACAGGGAGATAGAGAATGAGTGAAAAAGAGATTCAGAAAAAGATTGTGGAGCAGTCTGGAACGATTGCGAAAGCAATTTGTAAAGGGAAAGACGTGGAATTAAGAAAATCTGCAAGTGGCGTGTCTGTTGCGGAGATTTCCAAGAAAGTTGTGGCGAGATGAGCACAGCGAAAGGAATTATTTCTGTTATATTAGTAATACCATACATATTGCTACTAGGATCAATGACTTTTAGCGTGGAATTTTCAGATGGAACAGAAATATGCTACAACGGATGGATGATATAATATCTAATGACATAGCCGAGATGGTGGCTATGTAACAAGTCGAAATGGAGGCTTCTTTTATTTTTGAGTAAAGGAGGTCTCTTTCTTTATGTCTTTGGAACTTCAACAAGCAATCCAATCATACGAAAATTATATATCGGATAACGGAATAGATGAATCTGTCATTGATGCAATGATAGAAGCGTGCAAAGTGGCATATCAGACGGAAAAAGACATTCCGTATGCACTAAAATTGTCTAAAAGGACAAAAGAGATTATTGAAAAGTTTGTTCTAAACCTGACAGGTACTGATATTTGGGGGTTAGAGAAGTATTCTTTTAAAAACAAGGTCAAGTATGAAATTATAGACAAGTTTTATGAAGTTCTCTTGTTGGAAGCTCAGAACAAGATTGTCGACAGCGGTTTTCGGTATTTAGAACGAAAAAGAGAACCGAAAGAACGGTTTTATATGCCTAGAAGAAAACAATTCTTGAAAATTGGTCTCGTGGATGCGTTGCAAGGAATGATTGATGATAAATATGACATTTTGTGCATGTCGTTAATTCCGGGTGCAGGGAAAACAACAATCGAAAAATTCTTAAATGCCTTAGTGATTGGTTGGTTTCCGAAAGATTTCACACTTTTTTACTCCCATAGTGGCGATATTACACGAATGTATTATGACGGTGTGTACGATATTGTGACAAACACGGACGAATATACATGGAATGAAATCTTCCCTGATTTACACGTTACAAGTACCAATGCGAAGATGGAGCAGTTTAACGTAGGAAAATATAAACCGTTCCCAAGTGTGCAATGTACATCTGTCGGAAGTAAAAATGCTGGTAAGGTTCGTGCTTCCAAGTTTTTGCTTGTTGATGATATGATTGGTGGAATCGAAGAAGCGATGAATCCAAGCATTTTGGATAAACTGTGGAATAAATACGCCGTAGATGCACGTCAGAGAAAGATACAAGACACAGACGGGAAAAACTGCAAGGAAATACACATAGCGACTCGTTGGAGCGTACATGATGTGATCGGGCGCATTCAAAACATGTACGCCGGAAACCCAAGAGTAAAAGTGATTGCGGTGCCGGATATTGACCCGGTTACTGGAGAAAGCAATTTCGAGTATGAGTATAGCGGTTTTAAAAAAGAGTTTTTCGCAGACCAACAATTACTTATGGATGATATTTCTTATCGATGCCTGTATAAGCAAGAGCCAATTGAGCGTGAGGGATTATTGTTCCCAGACGATAAAATCAGACGCTATCTGCATTTACCACATGGAGAACCAGAGATTATTACAGCTCAATGCGATACAAAAGGAAAAGGTACGGACTATTTTGTTATGCCTGTATTACAGAAGTACGGAGAAGATTATTACTGCGTGGATGCAGTTTGTGATAATACAGCCGATTATGAAATGCAGTATGAAAATGCGTCTAATGCGATTGTAAATAACCAAGTGCAAGAGTGCGAATTTGAGCGAAATGCCGGTGGAGATCGTGTGGCAATGGAAGTGAATAAGCGAGTAGAGCAAAAAGGATGGGTATGCAATATTACAGACGTTCCGACAGAGACGAATAAGGAAGCGAGAATATTTCAATGTTCTAACTGGATTTTGCAACACGTTATATTCAAGGACTCATCACTTTACAAACTGAATGAACCATATGGAGTGATGATGTCACTATTGAAACAATATTCAGTTTCGGGCAAAAAGCAATTAGACGATGTGCCGGATGTTTTTTCAAACTTTGCTATCCGAATGACAAAAGGGAACAGAGTTGCTAAAGCTGAAGCAATACACAACCCATTCAGAGGAGGATACGGACATGGTTACTAAGGAAATTTTGATACAATATTCTGACTTGCAAGAAGAAATCAAGGAAGTTAGGGATAGAATAGAAAAAACCGAAAATCAGATTGAAAGAATCGAAAGGGAAGGTGCTGTATGCGATAAGGTAATGGGCGGAGACGGAGGTTTGCAACCGTTCAAAATAGAAGGTTTCCCATATCCAGAGTACAGCAGAAAAAAGACGCTTCTCTATGCGAGAAAAGCAACACTGACAGGGTTAGAGATGGAACTCCTCGAAACATTAAACCAAGTAGAAGAATTTATAGCGAGTGTAACAGACAGCAGAATGAGAAGAATAATTACTCTTCGGTTTATTGAAAATCTATCGTGGAATAAAGTCGCTGACAGAATAGGCGGTGGGAACAGCGAAGACGGAGTTAGGATGTCATTTGAGAGATTTATGAAAAAATAAAAGTTGTTCGGTATGTTCGGAAAAATTCTGTTAAACTTATAATTAGAGAAATAATAAATATTTCCAACAACATAAAACCCATAAGTATGATTGAAAAAGGACGCTTGATTGCGTCCTTTTTTCGTGGAGAAAACTATGAAAGAGTATGAAGAAAAGAAGATATACTGTCCAAAGTGCGGACGGAAAGTCGGAACGCATGATGGGCGGTCAACAATAAATAAAATTTGTAGATGCAAAAAATGCAATAAAAGAATTGTGTATCACGTTGATACAGGAGAAACAGAAATTAAAAATATTCCAAAAAGAAATTGTTCTTCAGGAATGACATTTGTTTAAGGTGGTGCTTTATGTATAACTATCCACATAAAAATTACAGACCGTTTTCTGCTATTTGCGATTGTGGATTTGGTAGGAAAATCATTTACACAAGGCAACGACAGATCACATGGAGAAATATCGTAGATGAATTGAACAAAGCACTTGCAATTCACAGACAGAATGCAGCGGAAATCGAGTATCTTGACCGTTACTATCGTGGAGATCAGCCGATTTTATATCGAAAAAAAGTTAATAGACCAGAAGTGAACAATAAAATTGTTGTCAATCTTGCATATGAGTTGGTAGAGCGAAAAACTGCTGATATTTGTGCAGAGCCGATACAATACGTCCTTCGTGGTACGGACGATAAGAAGTCAGATGAAATCTCATGGCTCAACGCAATTATGGATTCCGAGAATAAACAGGAATGCGATATTGATATTTGCAGATGGCGATCCATCTGCGGTACTGCATATCGGTTTATCGGAAATGATGAGGGAAATGGTTCGGTTTTGGACGAAAGCGACTTTGAGTTGTCTTCTGAAAACCCGATTTATACATTCGTGGTGTACTTTCCGAATAATAAACCGGCTTTTTCATGCCAGATTCGAGAAGATGAAAATGGTCAGGAGTTTTATTTTTGCTATACGAACGGTCAGTGGTTTGAAATTTCAGAAGGGAAATTGAGAAGATTCGGGGTAAATGGAAATGGAGCAATTCCGGTTATTGAATATCCGAATAATTCCCGTAGGCTTTCTGATATTGAAATGACTATTGCCATTACAGACGCAATCAACACACTTTCTTCTGACAGAATCAATGGAATTGAGCAATTTGTCTCTTCGTGGGTGAAATTCGTAAACTGCGAAGTAGATAGAGATAGCTTCTTGAGCATGAGACAAGAAGGTGCGCTTGTTGTGAAGTCTAACAATGGAATGGAAAACAAAGCGGACGTTGATGTAATGACAACGGAACTGAATCAGACAGAGGGGCAAGTTGTATTTAATGATTTATTTGAGCGTTTTCTTGATATTCAAGGGTTGGCAAACCGAGCAAGTATAAATTCTGGTGGAGATACCCAAGGCGCAGTCAATCTACGCAACGGACATTATGATGCCGGACTTCGGACAGCAATTAATGAGCCTATCTTGAAAAAGTCGGAGAATATGTCTATTAAGATTATCCTGAACCGACTGAGAATTTCAAAAGGTTTTACGCTTGTGCCGAGCGACGTAGAAATTCATATTAACCACAACAAGTTAGACAATATGATGGTAAAAGCGGAAGTTTTACAGATTTTGTTGAACTGCGGAATTCATTATAAACGTGCAATCAAGGTCATTGACATGTTTAGCGATCCAGAACAAGTTGCAATCGAAAGTAAAAACCGGATGGAAAGCCTTTATCCAGACAAAATAGAGAAACAAGAAAAAATAGAAGAACCAGTTAATAAAAAAGTAGTCGAACAGTAATCGGCTACTTTTTTATTTTATAAATTTGCAGTTATGCGTCAAATAGCAAAAGCAAAAAATCCAAGCTGATAGAACAGCGAAAACAAATGTAGATCACGGAGGTAATCAAAATGACAAGAGAAGAAGCAAGACAAAACTTAGTGGCTTTAGGAATTGAAGAGCCAAGTGAAGCACAGGTAACAAATTATCTGAATCAGTTTCACAGCAATCGACCGAATCCACAACCACAGCCGTCACCACAGCCAACGCCTACACCGCAACCACAGCCAACTCCGACACCGGAGACAACACCATCTCATGATGATGGCGGAGAATTGGAAACATTGAGAAATCAGATTGCACAGCTTCAGAAAGAAAATGTGCAGAAAGATATTCGTGCGTATGCAGCTGAAAAAGGATTAACAGGAGAACAGGCAGAAAGCGTGCTCGCAGGATTTCAGACAGATTTAGAAGCTGCTAAGAAAGCGATTGACTCTATCGCACAGATTATTTCCGATAAAGAAACCGCAGCAGCCACAGCGAAAGAACAAGAGCTATTAAAAGGTACTCCGAATCCAGGTGGTGGAACTGGCGGTAATCCAGGCGATGATAAGCCGGAAGATGTGAAGAATGCGGAAAGCATCTCTTTTGGAAACAAAGCGGACGAACAGTCCATGAAAGATTATTACGTTTTGAAATAGGAGGTTAAAAGACTATGGGAAAGCCTATCGTACATGAGTATGGACAAAATAAAGGTATTTTGAAGTTTTTCCCTTATGAGGGCGCAGCGTGTGTTGTTCCTCAGACAATGAAATCTTCACCGGATGAAAACGGTTTGAAAATTGTTCCGGCTGGAACGCCATTTCCGGCAAATGATAACAGTTGCCTTGGCTATCTTCTGCATGATGTTGACGTAACACAGGGAGATGCACCCGGAACATATGTTTATCAAGGAACAATCGACTGGAAAAAAGTAGAATCACTATCAATCGCAGATGCAGCTAGAAAAGTAACACCGAGAGTTACATTTTACGGCGCACCGGCGATCTCGGAGTAAAAGGAGGAATAAAAAATGGCATTACCATTGAGAGAAGCGTTTACCGCTAGAGCTTTAGGAGTCCTGTGGAATGATTATAAGGCAAAGCTCGGTACGGGACCGTATAGTGGAAGAATGAAGTTTGGAACGGTGAAACAGGACAGCCTTGATTTGAAGTTTATTAAAGGAAAGAACGGTCTCCCGGTATCTTTGAAAGCATCAAATTTTGACGCGCAAGCACCATTAAGGGATGTTGGTGGATTTTCCGATATTCAGAATGAAATGCCTTTTTACCGTGAAAGTTACATGGTAACAGAGAAAGAAGAACAGGAATATGCAAATTATCAGTCTGCGGAAAATTCCAACATGGCAAATCAGGTTTTACAAGAAATTGCTAAAAAGCCTTTTTCTCTGATTCAAGGCGCTTTGGTTGTACCAGAACGTCAGATTTGGGAACTTTTGGCACCGGAAGATGGTGTTCCGAAAGTAACCGTAAATATCGAAGGAAAGAAATATGTTGTTGAATATACAACAGATAGTGGAGCGGCGCATAAGAAAGATCACTTTGTTGAGATTTCCGGCGATGAAGATAAGTGGAATGCTTCGGCAACTGCAACGCCACTTGACGATTTGATTCAAGCAAGACGTGATTTTGCGAAGAAAACCGGATACTCTTTGACAAGATTTTCCATGAATACAGAGACATTTGAAATGATTCTGAAAGCAGAAGATACAAAGAAGCAGGTACTTGGAATCACTGCATACAATGGCGGTATCAGAGTGAGACAGGCTGATGTACTTTCTTACTTAAGAGAGTACGGAATTGAGATCGAAGTATACGACAAAGTATACATTGATGAAGAAGGAAATACAAAGTATTTCATTCCAACAAACATTGTTTCTGCTCAATCTGCCGGAGTATATCTTGGTGATTATACATTTGGTAGAACACCGGAAGAGAGAAGTGGAAGTTTGACAGATGGAAATCTTTCTCTCGTAGAAACAGGTATTTCAGTATATTCATATACCACAAATCATCCAATTAACACACATTGTGTAGTTTCCATGATTGGACTTCCTACTTTTGAGGGTATGGACAGCGTTGTTGTTATGAAGGTTGCGTAAGGAGTGGTTACATGATTGCTACACACAATATCAAGATAGGTGGACGTTGGTATAAAGCCGGGGAAGAAATCAATTCCTCGGCTGATTTTATGAATACGCCAGAGATTCCAGAATATGGAGAGAAGAAGTTTACTAAAACAGAGATTTATCAAATGCCCGTAAAAGAACTTCGGGAGCTTGCTACCGAGTATGGGATTGACGGTGCAGAGTATTTGAACGGTTCGGATATTAAGAAACTTCTTATTGATAAGTTAGGACTGTAGGTGAAAAAATATGGCGTACTCAAGATTAGAACAACTTAAAATTCGGTTGAGACAATCTAATGTTTCATGCGAGCAAGAAGATAAGTTCTTAGAACAGCTTCTTTATCAATCAGAACAAGATGTGCGTCTTTACCGAAATTATCCAGACAATTACACAGAGGAGATGATTGAAAAGGATATGAAGAAATTCGACAGTATCATCATAGACTTGGCTTTGTATGATTGCAACCAAGAGGGAGGAGAATTTCAGATTTCCTCTTCTGAAAACGGAACTTCAAGGAGTTGGATTGACCGGGATAAAATTCTCGGAAAAGTTACTCCTTTTGTGAACGTGTTATAGAAAGGGTACGGTGATCCAATCATCTCCCGGCTACTGGGTTAAGTGGCAGACGATTGTGCGTACCATAGCGGTGAGTTTACTGTGATGGTGCAGGGATATGGCACTTGGCGGTGGTGGGCGGCTATATAAAAATTCCCGAAAGGAGAAAGAAGAAATGGAATATTTTTTAAATTCCCTCGGTGATATAACAATCGGAAATGTGGCTATTTTGCTGTGCACAGTAATTTTTCTTTTTAGATGCTATAAGAAAGTGGAAAAATATTTTTCTGAAAAGGCTATAAAGGAAAAAGAGTACGACGAAAGAATTAAAAAAGTGATTAGTCAAGCAGAAAATTATCCGAAATGGCATGAACAAAGCCTTTGTATACAGAAAAAGTTTGGAAATTCTATTGACAATTTAGATAGAAAGATGGATAAATTGCAAAAATTAAATGATGAGGGAATGGCTCTTACTTGGAGATACAGAATCCTTAGATTTGATGATGAAGTTCTGCATGACGATAAGCACACAAAAGAACACTTTGACCAGATACTTGAAGATATTACAAAATATGAGAGGTTTTGCAAGGACAATCCTGATTTTGAAAATAATAAGGCGTATCTTGCAATAGACAATATCAAAAAAGTGTATAAAAAATGCACAGACGAAGGAACGTTTTTGTAAAGGAGTGATTTTAAATGGAACAGATTGTTATAAACATGACACTTGTTATCGGAATTGTTGGAATTTTTGCTTTCGCAGTTTCAATAATTACGCAAGTTTTTAAAGGAGTATCGGGATTGAAGAAAATTCCGACCGATATTTTGGTTTTTGTATTGTCAATCGGTCTTACGGTTACAGCTTTTATAGCTTATATGCAGTATATACAGCAAACGATTCTGTGGTACATGATTCTAGCAGCAATTCTAGCCGGCCTATTAGTAGCTTTTGTGGCAATGTACGGTTGGGAAAAAGTAGCAGAATTGTGGAAACGATTTTACAGAGTGAATAAGAATGATTTAGAGGATGAGTAATCGTCCTCTTTTTTGTACAGGTGCAAATGCCGGAGAAAGGAGAAAATTATGGAAAATTTAAGAGTAATTGATGTAAGCGAACATCAAGGAACTATTAACTGGGATGCGGTAAAAGGACATATAGATGGGGCAATCTTACGATGCGGATATGGAGATAATATTGCAAGTCAGGACGATAAGCAATGGAAAAGAAATGCAGATGAATGTACAAGACTTGGGATTCCGTTCGGAGTTTATATCTATTCCTACGCGACAAGTGACGCACAGGCGAAAAGCGAAGCGGAACACGTCCTTAGAATGGTAAGCGGATATAAACTTTCGTACCCAATTTATTTGGATTTGGAACAGGCAGGAACGGAAAATGGAGCAATTCAAAGAGCGAATATCTTCGGGGATATCATCGAAAAAGCTGGATACTGGTGCGGAGTTTATGCGAATACAAACTGGTGGACAAACTACCTGGTAGGGTTGGAACGGTTTGTAAAATGGGTAGCACAGTATAATTCGGTTTGCACATATCAAGGAACATACGATATCTGGCAGTATACGTCAGGCGGATCTGTTCCGGGAATTTCCGGAAACGTGGATATGAATCATTGTTATAGAGATTATCCAGCAGAAATTACAGGAGGGGATACAAAACCGACGCCGCCGGCAGTAGCACCATCTGGATCTACGCTTGATCTTGTTGTTGGAGTTATGCAGGGAAAATATGGAGACGGAGACGCTAGAAAAAATGCTCTAGGAAATCGGTATAATGAGGTGCAGAATATGATTAACTATATTGCATCTGCCTCCGTAGATACACTTGTGAAAGAAGTTTATGCGGGAAAATATGGAAATGGAGATACAAGAAAGGCGGCGCTTGGAAACCGGTACAATGAGGTACAAAACAAGATTAATGGTTCCTCCGGCGGCGGTGCAGTATACTACACAGTCCAGTCTGGGGATACGCTTTCTGGAATCGCTGCTAAATACGGTACTAATTATCAGGCAATCGCAAATCTGAACGGTATTCAGAATCCGAACTTAATTTATCCGGGGCAGAAGCTACGCGTAAAATAAGGAGGGTCTCTGTATGCGACTTTTAGAAAAAAACAAGCAGAATTTAAAGTATGCGTTACAAGTCGGAGAAGTTCCAGTTTATGAGAGAGACGAAGACGGAAACATCATATACATTGAGATCGATGGTCAGAAAGTTCCGGTAGAAACAGGAGAGATGGAAATCGGCTATTCAAAACCAGTAGATTTCCGAGGAAATATCGCAATGTCTGGCGGTGAAGCAGAAGCGAAGTCTTTTGGAGTTGATATCAGTGAGTATGACGCTGTTCTTCTTATGGAGAAAGATAGAATACCTATTGATGAAACGTCTCTAATTTGGCATATGAGCGAAGTTAAATATGCAGACGAACAAAATACCATTGTAGATAAAAAGTCGGCTGATTACACCGTTAAACGTGTTCAGCCGAGTCTTAATTTTACAAGGTATCTTCTGAAAAGGGTTGTGAAGTAGCATGGCAAAGAAAGTATTGAAAGCAAATATCTTTTCAATGTCCAGTATTCAAGAATTGCAGAAGCAGTTGAGGGAATATCAAGATTCTCTCAATAAAAAATGTGAAATATTCACAGAGGAATTAGCGAAACGAGGTGTAGAGATTGCGAAAGCAAGGGTTACTACACTTGACGCAATATTTACAGGTGAACTCTTAAACAGCATACACACAAGGAAAGGTAACGGAGATAAAAACACCGTTATCTTTTTTATTGTGGCTGATTCTAAGCACTCGGCATTTGTTGAATTTGGTACTGGTCAACTTGGACTTGAGGGAAGTTATCCATATCCATTCCCGGAGGGCGTGGAGTGGAATTATAACACCGGAAAGACAATTTTTGAGATTGCGCCCGGAAAATACGGATGGTTCTATCCGAAAGATGGAAAATGGTATTTTACGCAAGGTATGCCGTCAAGACCGTTTATGTATGAAACATCATTGGAACTCATGCAAGAGATTCCAAGAATTGCAAAAGGAGTATTTGGAAAATGAAATACAGAAAAAAACCAGTTGAGATCGAAGCATTCCAATATGATGGAGATTTAAAAGGTTCAGATGGAAAATATTATGTTCCAGAGTGGGCGGTATCTGCATTTGAAAATGGAGAACTAATCTATATGTCGTTATCACCACTACATCCGCCATGCGATTTATATGTAAAAACACTCGAAGGTTATATGCATGTTTCTGTTGGAGATTACATCATTAAGGGCATAAATGGAGAACTTTATCCATGCAAGCCGGATATATTTGAGAAAACGTATGAGGCGGTGGAATAAATGCTGGACATGCTAGAATCACAAGTTATCACTCGGATAAAGACGCAGTTTTCTCAAAAAATGAAAGACCGTTATCCAAATTTAAAATTTACAAACTCTGACAGAGCCGATACTGTTCCGAAATTCCCAACTGTGTATATACACGAAATGCCGGGAATGGAAACAGGAGAGGACTTACAAGGAGATACGATCAATGCTGTTTGGTCTTCTTTTCAGATTGAGGTAACAACAAATACCAAAATGAATGACGCAAAAGAAGTAATGAATGAGGTTGTACGCATTATGAAAACCATGAGATTCCAAGTGATTGCAACACCGGAATTTCAGAACACAGACAGCACATATCGAAGAGTAGCACGTTTTCGGCGAATGATAGCCGATGACGATATTTTATAGAACCGAAAGGTTCTTATTTTTTTACAAAGAATAAGGAGGAAAAACAACATGGCTTCAACAAGTTATAAAACTAGGGTGATTATTTCAGAAGAAGAAGTGACTGATTTGAAAAAAGTTGATTTTGCTGGAACTTACAAACTTCTAGTTGCCGCAAAATCAATCCCAGCACCAGTATCAGCGCCTAACACAGTAGAATCAACAACAACGGAAGATGATGCGCAGACGTTTGAAATGGGTATCAAGACATCAGATTCTAAAGAAATTACAGGAAATCTGGACAAGAAAGACTTGCAAGCGATTAATAAGTTGGGCGGAAAAAAAGTGAAAGTCATGCAACTTTACGGAACTGATGGTATCGGCGGCGTAGCGAAATATGCTTATGTTGGTCAGACGATAGCAACGCCTACAGATGTTGGTGGAAATGATGAAATTCTAGAAATGGCGGCAACAATCATTCCAAATACCGTAGCGGCGGAGGTAACAGACGAATATACAGTTACCGACAATAAAGATGGCACATTTACAGTGTCAAAAGCGTAAATCGCCTTTCTTATAAATCGGCAGAAAGAAAAGGCGACACGTTATTTGATGCCGAAACAGAACTTGAAGAAATGATTTATTAAAAATGAGTGGGGCGGTCTACGGACTGCCCCCTCTGATTAATCGGAGGGTAAGTAAGATGAGAAAATTTAAACTTAATGGAAAAGAATATAACGCAAAAGGATTCAGTTTCAACACAGTCTGCGATTTGGAAGATTGCGGATTTTCAATGGGAGATATGCAGAGAAAACCGATGTCTATGGTTCGTGCATACTTGTCTATTTGCTTAAACACTTCTCTGGAAGTGGCGGGAAAAGAAATGGAAGAACATATCGTTTCCGGCGGTGATTTTGAAGAAATTATGAAAGTAATTACAGATGAAATGAACGATTCCGATTTTTTTCAGAATCTCAACAAGACAGAGGAAGAGGAAATTGTAGAGAAACCGGAAGAGAAAACAGCGGAATAAATCCGATAATAGAATACAAAACGCAAAGGGAACTATTTGAAAAAGAATGGTTCCCAAAGGCTCATGCAATGGGTGTTTCTTGGAATGAGTTCTGGATGCTTAATCCAAGAATTATCAAATGTATTGCAGACGGATATTCAGAAAAAATGAAACAACAGGATTATTTAAACTGGGTATCAAATCAATATACATTATCTGCGGTTTCGGTTGCGATTGATAGAGTGTTAAACAGTAAGAAATCAAAGGCTGAGTACATAAAAGAGCCTGTTTTATGGAAATTCCTTGAAGAGTCGCAACTGACCGAAGAAGAGCGTGAAAAAAGAGAGATGGAAAAGGAGATTCTTGCTATGGAACAGTGGATCGCGAATGACAGAGCAAGAGGACTTCCGGAAACAAATATTGAATAACTAGGACGATAGTGTGTTACAGCCTATCGTCTTTTTTTAATGAAAGGATGTGTGAAATGGGAACAACAGTTGATAGTCTTGAAATACAATTACAAGCACAGGCCGGAAAAGCAAATTCGGCGATCGATACGTTGATATCAAAGCTTGGTACATTAAACACATCACTTACAAAAATTAATGGCAGTGGATTGTCCGGTGTATCGAATGGAGTTGATAAACTAAGTCGCTCCATGCAAGGATTAAAAAATGTAGGCGCAGCGGACTATACAAGACTTGCAAAAGGAATTGAGAAAATATCAAATTTGGATAGTGGACAGATTTCAAAGGCAGCAAGCGCGATTGTAGGTTTCGGGAAAGGCTTGCAAAGCCTTAACTCAGTGAATGTGTCTAAAACATCTGAGCAAGTTGCAAACTTAGCAAAGGGAATATCGCAACTTGGATATAAAAGCTCTACAAAAGCGATTGAAAACATACCTTTGCTTGCTAAGTCTATGCGACAGTTAATGTCTGAACTATCTAAAGCACCTAAAGTAAGTCAGAACTTGATTGATATGACAAATGCATTGGCAAAATTGGCTCGGACAGGCGCATCTTCCGGTCGTGCGGCGAATGCTCTTAGCGGAAGCCTTAATACTTATACAAAATCTACACATAAGGCAAGTAGAGGAACAAAAGGACTTGCGTCTGCACTTGGAAAGATGTACGCAACGTACTGGCTATTATTCCGATTTGTTGGGAAAATAGGAGATTCCATAACCATTGCATCAGACCTTGTGGAAGTACAGAATGTTGTAGACACTGTATTTGGAGATATGTCAAGTAAAGTGGAAGAGTACGCACAAAATTCCATTAAGCAATTAGGAATGTCTGAATTGTCATTTAAACAATATGCGAGCCGGTTTCAAGCCATGGGTTCTGCAATGGGGATTGACACAAGTTCCATTGAAAACGCAAATTCATTTTTGAATAAAGCAACGAACGGATATGTTGGCTTGTCTAATTCTATGGCAGATGTATCTTTAACATTGACACAATTAACAGCCGATATGGCATCGTTCTACAATGTCAGTCAAAAGGATGTAGCAGAAGATTTATCAGCTATCTTTACAGGAGAGACACGACCGCTGCGTACATACGGACTTGATTTAACACAGGCTACACTTGCAGAGTGGGCGATGAAAAATGGATTGGATGCAAATGTGAAGTCTATGTCGCAGGCAGAAAAGACGATGCTTCGTTATCAATACGTATTGGCGAATACTTCGGCAGCGCAAGGCGATTTTGCCCGGACTTCTAATACATGGGCGAACCAAATTCGTATTTTGCAAGAGCAAATTAAGAAATTTGCTTCCGTCATTGGAACAGGTTTTATCGCAGCGTTTAAACCATTTGTCCAAACGCTAAATAAAGTCATGGCAAAAGTAATTGACTTTACGCAAAATGTATTGAATGCACTTGGTCAAATTTTTGGATGGAAATTTGAAATCAGCGGTGGTGGAATTGCTGATGATTTAGGAGATGTATCTGGTGATTTGGCTGATTCAGCCGGAAGTTCCGGCGATCTATCTGATAATCTTGGACAAGCTGCTAAAAATGCAAAGAAGCTTCACACTTTAGGAATTGATGAATTAAATATTGTTGAGCCTGATAATGGTAGTACTGGTAGTGGTGGAGCTGGTGGCTCAGGTGGATCAGGAGGTGCTGGTTCAGGTGAAGTGGGAGGTTTAATTGCCAGCTTTAAGCCGAACGATGAGATGTTAGACGCATATAAAAGTAGCATTAAAAGTTTAGAACAGTTAGGCGAATATATAAGCGTCACATTATCAAACACGTTAGAAAAAATTAACTGGGATTCCGTGTATGAAAAAGCAAAAAATTTCGGAACAGGGTTGGCGGATTTTTTGAATGGTTTAATAAAACCTAGACTTTTTTATGATTTAGGGAAAACTGTTGCTAATTCAATCAATACAGCTTTTCAATCTGCAAATGCGTTCGCTGTAGAGTTTGACTGGGGAAATTTAGGGAAATCTATAGCAAAGAGCATAAAAGGATTCTTTGAAAATTGGGATCCTGAAATCGCAGCGGATACATTTAGTAATTTCGCCAACGGAATTTTAGAGTCTTTAACGGAATTTATAAACACTTTACAAGACGATAAAACATTTGAAGATATTGGTCAAAAAATAGTTGAATTTATATGTGGAATAGAGTGGGGAGATTTAACTTGGAACTTATACAAATTCGGAAAGGCATTAGTTAAAGCTATAGCGAACCTTCCGAATGATTTTGCAAAAGGTGCATTGCAATCACTGGTTGATAAAATCTTTAGTGAAGACGCCGAAGTTAAAGTCGGAGACATTGCATTACCCCCAACGAGTCTTTCTGGATTAATGTTGCAATTAGGAAATATTAAGGAATGGGTTGGAGAAACAACATCATCAATAGGCGAACAATTCAGAAAAGGATGGGATGAAGCAAAAAAATCTTGGGAGAACGGAAGTGGATTTTTTGAAGGATTATGGGAAGGAATAAAAGTAGTATTTTCTCCTGTAACGGAATGGTTTGGCGAAAAGTTTGATAAAGGGTATGAAGGTATTAAAAAAGCTTGGTCATTCATTGAATCTTGGTTCTCAAAAAAATGGGAAGCCATTAAATCTCCTTTTAAAAATGTGGGTCCGTGGTTTAAAACGGCTTTTAAAAACGCATATGATGCCATAAAGAACATTTGGAAGGGGTTAGGAGACTTCTTTAAAGAAATTGCAGAAAACGCATTTAAGCCTATTAAAACACTTGTGAATGGCGTTATAAAAGGTGTGAACTGGGTGCTTAAAAAAGTGGGATCAGACACACGAGTAAGTGAGTGGGATGGAATAAAGTTCGCTAAAGGATCGGATGGAGTTCCGCAAAACACACTTGGAATCGTGAATGACCAAGCAGGATCAACTTACAAAGAGCTTATTATTCCGCCGTCAGGAAAACCGTTTATACCCGATGGGCGAAATGTCATGTTGCCGCTTGAAAAAGGTACAAAAATAATGCCCGCGAATCAAACAAAGGCGTTTATGTCAGGCGCTCCACATTTTAAAGGCGGAATAGGTGAGTTTTTTGAAAACGCATGGAGTTCGGTAAAAAGTTTTACAGGGAATGTGTTGGATTATCTTACAAACCCGGGAGAAATTGTAAAAGTTGCAATAAGCAAGTTTGCAAATATATCAAATTTATTTGAACCGTGGGCGAGCGTGGCAGGTGGAATTATAAACAAGACGTTTGACGGAATTGTACAGTATGTAAGCGGAATATTTGATTCAATACAGCCAAAATATAACCCATCAGCCGGAGTTGAACAATGGAGAAACATTGCCACTAAAGCATTGAAAATGACAGGTCAATTTTCAAAATCAAATTTAGACCTTTTGCTTTATCAGATGCAGACGGAATCCGGTGGAAACCCAAAAGCAATTAATAAATGGGATATAAATGCAATCAAAGGAACACCTTCCAAAGGATTGATGCAGGTAATTGATCCGACTTTTAGAACGTACGCATATCCTGGATATGATAAGGATATTTACGATCCATTGTCAAACATATTAGCATCTATTAGGTATACATTGGCTAGATACGGAAGCTTGTCAAACGGCTGGAAAGGACATGGATATGCTTCTGGAATAGGAAGAATTACATTAGCAGATTTAATTCCGAAATATTCTGTTGGTGGCTTCCCGGAAGATGGTTTATTTATGGCAAATCATAATGAACTTGTTGGACAGTTTTCTGATGGAAGAACGGCGGTTGCAAATAATTTGGATATTCAAAAAGGAATTGAAGAAGCGGCATACAGAGGTTTTTCTCGTGCAAACGCAGAGAATCGAGAGCAAGAAAATCTATTGAGAGAATTGATACAAGCGGTTAGAGATGGAAAACGAATTGTAGTAGACGGAAGAGAATTAGTGTCGATTACAGATTCGAGACGTGCAAGGAATGGATATTCGTTTACTTAAAAGGAAAAGCGCCTACTTCGGTAGG